CCTCCGGTGGTCGCAGTCCAGGTATTAACTCCGGCAACTGAAGAACATAAAATAAAGAATGATTGGGAAGTAGTATTACACCAAATAGTTCCAATTTCAGCGGTATCAGCAGTTAATGGATCTCTATTAGCAACAATTGGTTCTTGTTGCAATCCAGCTTGAGGATTAGGGTATCCATATAATGAATTACGTCTATTACGTTGGGTAGACATGCTATCTCCTTAAAAGTTTTAAATAATCTTTCACTTATTAAATTACATTTCATGCTAAGAAACAAGAGACTTGACAATATCCACTAGAATGTTAGTATGAATAATAAGGAGATAAATATTATGGAAAAGAAAAAACGCACACAAATAGCTTTCGATGTTAATCCAGAATTACACAAACAAGTAAAAATATTAGCAGCGATGAGAAACATTAGCATGAACTTATGGATTCATCGGGCACTTGTTAGAGAAATAAACAGACAGAAAAGGAATAAAGAATTAGAGGAATAATATGATTTCATGTGAAGATTTAATTAAATTTATGGCAGCATCCACGCTCTTTGTTATATGGGCAACGTGGATTGCTGCGCCAGTGCTAATAATTATCTATGTTATCATCGCAAGTATTTTACAATCCATTTTAGGATTATAATGGAAAAATATTCTATAGAAGTGCCAAAATGGCTTCATAAACAAGTAGAGATTTGGAACAATCATAGTCCTATAGTTAAAAAGATGACAATAATAGCATATGTATGGTTTATCATCTATGTATTAACACATATAAAAATAATTATTGTCCGATAAATTTCTTTGCTACTTTGTCTATTTTACCAGAAATTTTATCTTGAACTTGTTGCTCAATATCTATTGGTGCAATACCACCGTTATCTCTGATAATAGAGCGTGCAGCTTTTGCTTCAATCTCTGTTAACTCATTAAGTGATCGTATATTATCTATAACTTTCTTTTTGCCGGCATCTGTTTGCATTAGTGTAGGGACTGTTTTCATATACATTCTCACTTCACCCTCTGTAACTCGTGCTCCAAAATATTGCTTTGCATTCTTAATAAATTCATTAGAAAGTTTTTCAAACTCTTCTACATCAGGAGTTCCTGTTTTAATCCATGATTTAACAGCACCAGCTAATGGACTTGTTAATCCTCCAATTAATCCTCCTACTGCGGTTCCAACACCAGGAAGCAACAACGTACCGATCGTAGCACCAGCACCAGCTCCTAATGCAGGTGTTTCTTCCAATTGAGTAAGTGTAGTCCATAAGGATGCATTTGGAAGACTGCCTTTACTTATAATATTTTCCATTCTTTTAAGTCTTAAGTTATTTTCTTTAGCAGCTTTCTCTTTGTTCTTTAATTCATCAACATACTGTTTAGTTTCTTTACGTGTAGCTACTTGTTCAGCGCGTGCTTCTTTTCTCTTCTCAATATCTAGTTTCTGTTCAGCAAGTTTCTGTTGAGGCGTCTTAAATATATCTTCAATTAACTTTGCCCTATCTGGCGTCATACGTTGCGTTGGTGCTTGTTGCGTTGGTGCTTGTTGCGTTTGTTGCTGTTGAGCTTCTTGTTGTAGCATCATTGGGTGTTGTTGCTGATCGCCTAGTAATCCTGCAAGTAAACTATTAGGATTTTCTTGAGCCCTCTGTCCACCATTTTGATTTGTAAAACTATTAATAGCTTGTTGCAAAGCTTGTGGATTAAACTGTTGTTGCTGTTGTGGTTGTTGCTGCATACCTTCTAGAGTATTCATTCCACTCATTTGATGTTGTTGTTGTGGCTGCTGATTTAATTGCATCAATGCACCTATATTTTGTAATGCATATTTACGTTCATCAGGGCCTAGATTGCTTAAAAAGTTAGCAGTATCTGCGCCTAATAATGGTGTTAACGCTTGAACTTGTTGTGCATGTTGTTGTCTTTGTGTTAATTCATCTAGTTTATATTGAGCCAACTGATTAATTGCACTGCCAAGTGATTCGGCAAATCGACCACCTTGATTAATTTTTGGTGGAAGTAATTGTATAGCCATAGTATTCCTTAACTTTGTAATTTTTTGGTTTTCAAATAATTCTGATACAAAGTTGGAGCATTCTGAACTGCTTGATTAAGTAGAGTAGAGCCAAAGCCAGGTTCTTGTTGCTGAAAATAGTTCTGGACTGAGGGTGTTAAACCTAATGCAAGCATATTCATAGCATTTTGTTTGTTTTGTTGGCCATACTGGGATCTCATACCTGCTAAATCTGTCTGTAGTCCAGCTCCCGCTTGTCCTAATTGAGAAGCAAAAGCAGGGGAACTAATTGCATTCTTACCTAAAGATGCAAAACGTTCGGCAATCCCAGGAACGGTTTGTTGATTAAATTGCTGTTGAGCTTGTTGTGCAATAGGTTCAAATCCACCATAAGGATTCTCAATCCCTTGCTGTCCTTGTTGAAGTAAAAACTGCAATATGTTCTGGGCTTCAGGACTAACGGTTGATACTTGTTGAATATCACTATTCTGGTTCCTTCCACCACCTTGGACTCCACTATTTTGTTTATTAGCAAAATAGTTTAATAAACTTAATATCCCTGCAAGCCCAGCACCACCAACACTTCCTAATGCTATACCAGCTGGGTTAGCTGATAATGCACCTATTCCAGCACCAGTTGCTGCACCGCCTCCAACTGCTTGTCCAAAATCACTCCAATTAAATGCCATTTTTATCCTATCATCTTTTAACCGGTTACTTGTTTTTCTCCAATTCTATAGAGTAGTATAGTATTAATGACTGTCGGTAGTAATTAAAACAGGAGGCCATTATGAAAAAACTATTAATCGGAGCTCTTATAATTAGTGCCAACCTTTTTTCCATGGAAACCTTCAAAGCAGATGACAAACCAGTTCATCATCATCGTCATCATCGACATCATCGTCATACGCATAGTACAGATCCATCGGTTAAATGCTTAGGTATGGATCAAAAAGAACTGTATGAGATTATGATAAAAGCAATCACCGTTGCATTGCAAAAAGAGATTGAAAAACGAGAAAAAAACAACAAAACATCAGGTTTTTTTATGCGATGTGCAACAAGTACAATATCAGCAATTGCTGCTTTAATTGGTAGACAATTTCTTCCATTTTAACTAAAACTTACAATACTCAAGGGTTACCTGTGAATTTGTGAAGGTAACCCCTGAGTTATTATTAATCAATACTTGCGTCGATGTAACACTCACTTCAATATCATTCCCTGCTACACTTACAAATGGTAATGGATATCCAACAGTTGTTACCGTATCAGTTGCAGCACCAGATATAAACATCCATTGAAATGTATTGGTAACGACAATATTATGATTGATTGCAGTAACGCCGGCGCCTAAAGCACCGGTGTTAATTGTTTTTATGAATGCTGGACGTAGTTTTAATGGATCATTTGAAGCAGGATTAAAGAATAATTTACTACTAACAAATTCTTCATTAATATAATAGCCAGATGATTTAGTGTTTAATACGAGTGCAATATTATTAACATTCTGATAAAGGCGAACTAACAGCTCTTTAAATTCAGGACTATTAACATTAATATCATGGAGTTGAGATACATCCCATATATTAGTTGTTGGGACAAACGAACCCGTATTAATTTGTTGATCTGGTATATATGACATTATAACCTTTCAATATGAATAATATCTCTCAATGTCTTTTTTATTTCATAAGAAACATATGATTTGAGTAGATCAATATCATTTTCTATTTCAGGAAACTTAGCCATGATATGAGCCATATTCTCATTAAATTTAACTAAAACATTAATTGAATTCATTATCTCTTCGGTAGTTTTATTCACATATATCCTTATTGGAAACGATAACTAGTTGGTTGAGCATATATACATATAGCATGCAGTGTAAATCCTGATTGCCTAATATCAATATTTTTCATCTGCTCATCATTTAGAATAAGCTGAAACTGAACAACTTCACCATCTGCCTGGAAGTATACAGGATGCCATAAGCGTGAAGCTGTTGCTTCAAAAGGAATAGGTGATGCCGCATTAGTATAAGGGTAGGTATCTAACGTCCCTGTTCCTACTAATGATCCTTGTAGGGCACTGTCTGCGAGCAACGGTGTATCAGTCGTAGATACATAGAAATCAGCTTGAATTTGTCCATGAGATGTCTTATCAATCATGAAGTCTACCTTGGAGATATAAGCATTTCTGCCCTGTTTAAAGTAAAAGTTATACTCTTTAGTTTTAATAGATATTTTGCTGACACGTGATATCAAGCCGCCACCAATGTAAGTACCTGTGAATGGTGCATTTGGTCCTATCTCAACTGTATTAACATCTATAACATTAATTACTTGAAATATCTCATTATTTAAACTACTCGATGCATCAGACCAAACAGCATTCTGAATATAAATATAATCTTCACGTCGTAAATTGTGATCAATTATTGTTAATGTAGTAAAAAAAGTAGGCAATGTAACATCAGTAATCTGTAAAACAAGAGCATTTGTTGTAACTTCTGCATCACAAATAAATGTATATCCTTGTTGATTACCGGCAATAACTTGTCTAAATTGAGCTTGGATAGATCCACTATCCCACGTCATATTATCATCCCATGTGACTGTTTGAGAATCCCATGTAACGCCAGTAACTGGTTGGAAATAACCAAAACAAGTTATAGTATCATCATTAAAGGCCCATGTTCCCGTGATGTAGTTATATATTAGGATCTTGCGAGGATAGGGAAAAGTAGAAGTAGCCGTAGTATCAGGAAAAGTCCAATACACCATTTCAACATAATAATCTCTAATTCCATAAACTCTGTATACTCCTTGGTCAACATTGTGAATATCAAACACTGCCTTAGGTATCTTTTCGTCTATTCGTTCTACATTTGCACCATTACACGCATGAATACCAACATTACCTACGCCAATGCATACT